GATGAAGATTTCTCGTTCGGTGTCACCCGCTAAACAGGCCGCAGAGCACCGTTGTCACGTACAACGTACTGCCAGGGTGGTGCGGGAACCTATTTTTGGCCTCGACGTGAGTCTCCCAGACGCCTAGCTTCCTTTTTGGATGGTCCTTCCTCGATCATTTTCTTCGCAGGGCGTGGGCCTGGTGGAAACAGTTTCTCTATCTTGTCCAGAATCGTCTGTCTCACAGATCTACCTGACTGGGCAGCAGTCAACGCACTCTTCGTATCCTTGCACGCGGCAGATAGTCCCTTCGTCTTGACTGCGTTTCCAATACCACCAAGTAGCGATGTCATCACTGCACTGTCTCCAAGGACCGGGTCATGTGAAATCAGAGCTTGCGATGGGTCTCTCTTGAAACTTGAAGCGGCCTTGTCAGACAAAACTCTCAACTCGTCAAACTTGATGTTCTTCCAGGGGATCGGTCCAGCAACAGGTGATTCCTTTGAAATCAGTGCTCCAAAGATTGCATTGGCAACTGTCGATCCACCCTCTTGATCTTCATCATCAATTGCTGTCATTGCTTTTGCAGCTCTCTCAAGATGAGTTGCCATGACGCTGTGCAGATCATTTGGAAGTGAGGACTTCTGCTCAGCAGTTGTGTAGTTACCGAACGCTCCAGCAGGAATGACTCTGTCAACCTCAACCCCTTTGACTGCCACCTTATCTGAATCCAGAGATTGCATTGTCGTCTTCCCAGCCCATGCGTCTTGTCGAGTGTAGGTGGTGGATGCAGAGAGATTGTTGAAGAGCAGTTGACACAGCAGGTAGTGGTTCAATTCAGATTTGTCGCCGCTGATAGAATTGTGATCAAAGTTGTACTTCAGGGAAGTGTTTGCAATGATTTTAGCGCCCTGCACACTGGAGTTTGCGACCATGAGTTTCTTAAAAGCAACGATCTTCCCAGTCTGCAGCTCTGACGCAGTGGTTATCTCCTCCAGGGGCCTCGTGACTGAGAACAAGATGAAAGCAACGGTGGCAGATTCAGGATCAACAGTCTCAGCTGCGTCGTTCGCTAACGTCTTGTAGTAGTAGCTCTCACCACCTAGATCCATTGTAATAGACATGCTAGTGATGTCATCCAGATGCAATGCCAGAGTTCCTTTGCCAACTGCAGTATACCAGGTTTTGCGACCACTGTCAGTGAATTGGATTCGTGCGGTCTTTTCAGCCAATGCGTACGCTTTGGATACCCAGGGTGTGGTGAGGGGATCAACGAGACGAATGTCGTACGTTTTCGTTGGTGTGCCACTTTTGAGGGCTCTTGCTTCAATGGGTTCTGTGCTGGAGATGAGAGAGAGTTGAGCCAGGGATGCATCAGACCTTGCGATTGAACGGACTTCGCTCTGATCAGTCAGTGGAGGTTGATTGGGTCCAGTGCCATTGAAAACAGGTTCAAAGAGATTGAGAGTCTCAACTATTGATCCACCTTGTTGAGTGTCAACATTCCTGACAGTCGGTGAAATAGCTCGAATCACTTGCAGAGCCGCTTCAGGGTAGAGGTAGCACACATTGGTTGGCTTGAGGGAGAGGGAGAACATCCTCAGAATGGAATGCATGTCAGCGGTCAGACTACCGATTGGAGTTGAATGAGGGATCAGGGACAGGGCAACTTGAATGTCACGATCATAGTTAGCTATGACACCGAGTATGTTTTGATACATCTTCCCCAGGCTTCTCAGTTCTCTCAGATTGATTACACTAGCCCCAGTCACAAAGTTAGTGACAGCAGATTGAGGAGTACTACCAACATAGCCATCAAGCAGGACAATATCCTTCTCCCAATCACGGTAACAAGCCATCTGCTGTGATGCTTCAAGTAATGGTCTATACATCTCAATTAAATTCACCATCTTCTCAAAAGTAGACATAGCTACCGCAGTCAGCACAACAACCATCTGTCCATCTATCCCGTACAAGGGCGTTAAACTGTCCCATTTCACGACATCTGACGTATTGTCACCGGATATCACATACATGTGACCACCAGGATTCGTTTTTCCAGCTTTAAAGTCGAGTGATGCCGCGTTCGTAGAGTCGAGTCCGCCTTCAGCACTGAAATCATTGCCGTCGCCAGTTACCCAAAATTGGTTGTTACTTGTCTGATAGTTACCCATGGTCAAGCCTGTTAAACAAATTTATC